CGCTTCAGCTATTGCGAGCTCTTTAAGTTGTTTATCAACTTCTGTGGTCATCTTCTCCCAAGCAGGAGAACGCAACTTAATCAAAGCAGCCTCAAACTCTGCCTGCCATGTACGGCCTTCCTTACCGGCAATAACCCGATCGGGCGCCCGGGAAACATAGGCTAATACTAAGTCCCGGACTTTCTTTTCAGTACTGGCTAATGATGGCAGGACTTCATTTCGAAGTCCACCTGTATACCGAAGGATATAGGTTTGATGCCGGATGTACCTATCAAGTATCTGTTCGTTGGTACCATTAAACGCTCGCGCTACCGGTACCGCTTTCGGTACGGGTGTTTGATTAGTAGTGGAACTGGGCTTATCGTCTAACCGGTTAGTAAGTCGATTCAATTGCTTATTAGTTAGTTTTGATTTACCACCTTGTACCACAACCAGAATATCAGTATCACCATTCTGGAGGGCCGCGGCATACCGGTGATTACCATCTATTATAAAACCATTCTCATCTACAATAATTGGTAACATATCCCTAGTTCTGGTAATTGTATTACTCCGTAAATTAGCCAGGTTCTCGTTAGAAGAATCGTTAAAAATATCTTCACCGTACTGACTCGGAATCACTCTTGAAATAGGAATTGTGGCTAAACGCCCTTTACCAGCATACTCTTTTAGGGTCTGATAATAAGCTACCCGTTTGTCTGCATCTTTAATAATGGTGTATTGAAGTTCTAACATTCCACCTGAAGAGGATCTAGGCCGTAATACCCACTCCGTATTTTTATTGGCCCTATAGAGGGCCCGCGCCTCCGCGGCATAAGATAGTATAGCTTGCTGTGAATCAGGAGGCAGTTTGGCCCAATTATTAATTAAGGTAGTATCCACCTCCTTAGTAATACCTTTAATATAGGCGTTTACGGCTGATCCGATATACCAGGAAGCTTCATTAGTGGTAAAAACTAAATGGCGCTTGTTTGGCATAACTTATTCTCCACCGAGTTCGTCTCCTATATTGGAACTATCACTAGCTGGTTCTTCGTTTGAGATACGGTCCAATTCTTCCTCGTAAGTTTGACGGGTAAATCCTTGTTCGGCCATATATTCGTGGATGCTTTCTTGAGAAATCGGAGCACCCAAACCTTTTGCTTGTAGAATCTGTACAAGAGTTTGACCATTAAGATCCGCTTCCGTAAATTCGAGGTTAGGTTTAACCACAACTTCATCCGGATTCGCTCCGTACCAGCGCGCCAAGCTTTTTAAAACTTTCTCCAACCCAGCAGCCCCAGTTTTGGCAATCAAGGGTAGGGTGGCTGTCTGGGCCGCGACACGGATACGTAGGGCGTCTCCGGATTCTTTAGCCCGGCTGGTTGAATCCAATAATTGTCCGCTCTTTTGAACAGCGCGCTTATAATCATTTTCAAGACTCTGGCGTTGCTCGGGCAATCCGTTTGAACTAACTCCTATGTATTTGGCGTCACCACCTTGAGGAACATCGATACGGGCACCAGCCCCAGTACGCACATCTTCTTCGTCGTCCCCTTGATGACCGATACGGACTAGTGTGTCTTGACCTTGCATAAACAGATTCTGGCGGTAGTCAGCCTCACCACGGTAAATAGCCAAACAAAGGTCTGCTAGGCCTTCCATAGGTGGATCATCAGGACTCGGAGATAGGTCTTTACTATTGACAAAAGCGAATGGAATCTCTTCCAGAACGGTACCCATTATGTTCGGAGCCTCTAAAGCCGTCCCACTGATTTCCTCAGACTCATCAAACAGTTTACTTGCGTACTTACCAGTGGTATCAATTTCACCATTTTCATCAACAAGTCCTAGCACACGGTAGCGGTTTTTGTATACCCATGAGAAATCAGCTTGGAGTTCGAAACCGGACTCGTCCAATACTACCATACGAATATCAACATCCTCTTCGGTGATTGAAGTATCGTCCCAGTTGCGGATAGCTAACTCATTGTAGGTAACAATCACTGGTCTGGCTGTCGCCCCATCGACCCGGATGTCACCAAGCAGCCCTATACGGCCGGTCATTAATTGGCGCGCATTGATTTTACGTAGTAACATTTCGAGCGATTCACCCAACAGGGTGGCATCATTCTCCATCTCCTGAAGGGCGGTCGGTAATTCGATTACTGGTGGTTTACGATGCATAATACCGATGGCCGCTTCTACTGCCTCCTTATAAATGTCCGGGTAGTACGCCCGACACTTATAAGCATCATATGCCGATTGACCTTTTGTTCGATTCTTCCCTTGGCCATCTTCGACCTGACCGGAAGTTGCAGGGAGATAGGTCGTCCCTTCTTTTTTGATGGCTTTCTCACCACCATAGCTATCACGGCCAAGCTTCCACGAGGCAAGCATCTCCGTGTAGAGTGGATGAACTGATTTGGCTGACATAACTGATCCTCTTAGAAATAACCGCTGGTGGTTCCGGAAACAAACCTATCACCAATGGATA